ACGGAATCACTCTTCTTAAAGTCCCTATAATACTGACTTTTAATAACTTTCCTTTCCTTTCCCCTTCAGCCGTTACGCTATTCGGGAATAAAAAAAACACTTATTTCGTCCAAATTTGGACCGCTAAGCAAGTTTTTTCTATTCGTTTTAAGAATTAAGTATAATGGCAACAATAAAATTCGCAGTCCTTAAGCATACAAAGGCAAAAGATGGGACGTATAAGATACGTATTTCTATCGGACATAAATCTGAAACACATTATATCGTAACGCCTTATCATGTTAATGCTCTTTCAGAGTTCAATAACGGCGTAGTAACAAGAATCCCTAATGCTCATGAGATAAATGTAAAACTTCGCAACCTCCTTAACGATTACGAGGAAAGGTTGGAACGTATACCCTCTCCAGACGATTATAATTGCAAACAACTCCGCGACCTCCTCAAGTCAATGCGCCCTCATTCCTCTACAGCTACTTTCCAGCAAGTATCAGAACAATATCAGAAGGAACTCATCGAGGACGGTCGAGGCTCTTACGCTGGCATGCTTCAAAACTCGTTGAGGCTCTTCTTTGACTTCGCAGGTGGCGATATTTTTCTCTCTGAAATTAGTACTATTACCATATCAGAGTTCGAACGCTGGTTAAAACGAAAAGGAGTATCACAAACATATATCAGTATGAATCTCTCAATGACCCGCACAATCATTAACCGCGCTATCAGAATGCAGCTCGTAACGTACAATATACACCCATTTACCTATTGGAAACGGCCAGCAGACCCAGAGCGAGAAATTGACATATCGGTAGAAGATGTAAGGGTTATTAGAGATTCGCAACCACGACTGCGAAAGCACATAGTAGCACGAGATATATTTATGCTTTCTTATTACCTCGGGGGTATTAATCTTATAGACCTCCTTGATATAGACTTCCGAGACGTAACCGTCCTTGAATATACTCGGCATAAATCTCGCAACATGAAACTATCAGATAAACGCATCTCATTTACTCTCCAGCCCGAGGCAAAAGAGATTCTTCAAAAATGGATAAATCGTAATACAGGAAAGCTCGACTTCGGTTATAAATTTTCATATAAGAATTTTCTTGCCTATATTACCCGAGCGATAAAGAGCCTTGCAAAAGATGTAGATATACAAGATTATAAGAAAGTTTGTTATTATACCGCTCGCAAATCATTCGTCCAGCATGGCTTTGACCTTGGTGTCAGTCTTGAAGTATTAGAATATTGCATCGGGCAGTCGGTAAAGAATAATCGTCCTATCTTTAACTACTTAAAGATAATGCGCAAACACGCAGACGTAGCCTTTCGTATGATTCTCGATAATCTTGCAGGAATACAAGTTATCACAGAAAAGAATTGAACATTGCAAATGCAAAATAACAAAAGCCCCACTACTTTCTACAAGCGGTGGGTGCTTTGTTATAAAAATTAAATAAACAAAATTATTTATCATTAGCTCGCCAGCTAATTGCTTAAACTTTTTAACCTATGAAATATAATTTACGTATAAAACTCTCCACTGCAAAGGTATAAAAAAGATTTGCTTTTGCAGCATAAAAAGCTACTTCTTGTAACAGCCTTTCTTTATCATTTCACAAGTCCATGCTGAAACATTATTAGGGTGAGCTTCTTTTAGCAGCCTTTCCGCCTCTTCATCAAAAGTTATGGTTCTCCTTATACCATATCGACCACTCACTAATGGTACATTTTCCTCCCTTAACACTTTGTACACCGTGTTTACGGACACTTCGCATTTTTTGCAAATGTCTTTGATAGAGGTGTATTCTTTATATAATTTTACTATCTTTTCTCTTTTCATATTTTCTCTGCCATACAGCACAATACGCTTTCAAGCTCACAGCGGTTAGACTCGCAAGTCTAACCGAGTAATATAACGTCTTCTTTATGCCTCTGTGTAATATACTATTCTGTCAGCGTCAGAACAAGTGAATATGTTACCGTCATTAGTGTCTACACGAATCATAGTATCGTAACCGTTACTATCTAAAAGGTATAGCGTGCGTTTGCTCCTTTCTATAGTATCGGAATACCCGCAGGACTTCCAATAATCTATCAAGTTTTTGTTCCCTTTTTCGTCAGGGAAACGACCCTCTGTTTCTGAAGGGCAATTTAAATAATAATCATATTCGCTAATAATATTCCCCACTACGAAGTCATCTACGCCATCTTGCCCCGCATAGCCGAAATATAAAGTTTTAATACGCTTTCCTTTTAATGCTTGTGCAGCTTCTATCGTCAACTCCTTTAATTCACCCTCGTTATACAATGCTTTCATTTCTCTGTATAACTCCTTACTTTCATTGATTCCTCTATTCATGACTTTTATTTTTTATATTTGTTATTAATTACGAGTACAAAGGCAATAATAAAAAAAATATACACCAAATATTATATCAATCATATTACTTGGTTTAACATTATTTAAGCATCACTGCCTTTATTAATAACGCCCCCTTAAAAAGCAAAGATATTGTAGCTTACCCCTATACCGATGTATGGTTTAAACTCTGCGCCATTATATCCATATCCAGCTTGCAGACTTACTCCCCACCGTTTAGTTTTAGGCATTATAGTATTAGTTATAATCTTTGTATCTCTATATAGCTTAATACTATCAAGGCTTGCATGGTAGCCGCTTATATAGGCTTTATATCCTTTCCCCTCATACATCTTTTGCACGATAGGCACTTCCACGCTCACGCTATCCCTCTTCGCTTGTATGCTACTGCCCTCTATATTAGCTATGTTATTAATAGTATCAGAGCTTACGTTGTTAGCTTGTGGCACCACCACTTTAAGCCTCGCCACTTCTCTTCTTATCACGATACTATCCCTAACCATTGGCAATAGTTCTGTAACGGTATCATGCAGGGTAATAGTATCGCTTTTAATCACTGCTCCGTGTGGCGTATGGGCGCGTTCGCACTGCCAATAGTTAAGTAGCAGGCTTAACGTAAAAAGCAGGCTTAAAATGCAAATGATGATAGTTTGTAAACTAAGTTTAGTAAATTGAATTTTTATCATAGTCATAAAAAAATAACGGCAATCCTCAACCTTTGTGGGACTGCCGCTGAAATATTCTCTCTAAATAGATGTTTAACGATTCGCCTTTTGCTCCTGCATATCTCTTTCTGCTATAATTTGGCAATCTGAATTATAAGTTGATTGCATTCTTAGCCAAAAAGAAGCAGGAATATCTAAGGCTTTTTCTAACTTTTCTGCTAAAGCTATTGTTATATCAGTATCTCCTCTAAGAAGCCTGCTAAGATTAGAAGGTCTCATTCCTATACGGTCAGCAAACTCTTTCTTACTCATATCACGAGCTTCTATCTCGTCCTTGATGATTTCGGACGGATGCACTGCCCTGCGAGGTATTATCAATGAAATGTTTAACAAATATGATATTTTTATTAGAGTATCTATCGTAAAGTTTCTATCTCCTGACAGCCACGCTGAAATATCAGTCTCGGTTTTACCAATCTTTGCTGCAAATTCTTTTTGAGATAACCCTTCTCTTTTGAGTGCATCTCCGATTTTAGCAGCTATCAGCATCTTGTTGGAAGTTTTCTCAAGTTCAACCTTATCAATATTTTTAATAAGGTTACTCAAAATGCCACTTGATTTTCTACTTTTAGTCATAATCTTCAAATTTATCAGACACTAACTCTCCTCGATATTGCATGAGAATATTTATAAGTGTGCCAGCATCTATAGAACTTGTTTGCCCTTCAAATTTTAACTGCATACCGATTATTATTATTTCTGTTTTGCAAAGATAGAATTAATGTACCAAAGTTCAAACAAATTAACTCAAATTATGTCAGTCCCACAATGTCAAAGAACGCTTTTTGATTAATATATTAATTGCAAGTTCCTTCAGTTGTTGCAAATTATACAACAACTGCAACGGAAGGAACATATTGGAATATTCCTGCTTGAAAAAAAGGACAAGTTTCCCCCGAATCCTCTCATGCTCTTACTTCTTCGGCACTCCGTATGCTCTGCAAATCCAGCCATTAAGGAATCGCTTTTGATTTGGTCGGCTGCTTACGATAGCGTTATAAAACCTTATCCTTGCTTGTGTGATACGTGGAAAGAGGCTCTCTCCTGCCGCATTTATAGCCGCTAAGGTATTACTACCCACTATGCCGTCTGCTTTAACGCCTACAAGCCTTTGCACACCTTTAATGCCACTTACGCCGCTGCCCCATACCCAATCTACCATGTTATTAGCTACGCCCTGCGACTTTATCTCGTCCGCCCTGCACCTATCCCAAAAGATATGCTTAAAGACGTGTTCCCACTCCTGCTCGGTTATATGTTTAAGGTCATCTACGGTCTTCTTGCTGCCGTACACGGTTCTGTATGTGTTTATTGTTATCCCCATGTTTGTAGCACCGCCACGGTCTAAGGGGTCGTTTACAAAACCACCCTCACTCTTCTTTATAAATGGTATTAACTTCTTGTAATCTGCCATAATATATAATTTCCTTTCTTTTGTTTTTTAGTTTAAATTAAAAACTACATCTATACTCGCGTACCGATGTAGTGAATAAAATAAAGATACTTTCAAAATAAAAAATATAATAACAAATAAAATATAAAAGTATGAAAATATAGTTCCTACTATTCGTTCTTTTACTGCCCATTATCCTGCACCGCACCTCTACTTTTAGTAATAAACTCCGATACGCTTTTTATAGCGTCCTTAGCATCAGTTGATGTAGTGGCGTTGATGATTATCTGCATTAAGTCGTTAAGCTGCACAAGCTCGCTCTTACGCTCCTTAGCGTGTTCGTATAACGACTTTATCTCTATTATAAGCAGCACGATACACAGAGCCATAGAGGCATAAGGTAGCAAAGGTATATGATATAGGAAGAAGCCTACAAAGAGTACCGTGTCTATCGTGAACGCTATCAGCATAAACCGCCAATACTCCGTAAACTTATCTATTGTGATTCTCATCTTATGTGATGATACTTTCTTACCTAACTTCTTATTCGTGTATATCCTGTCCCAAAGGTCTACAAGTATAGCCAAGACGATGACCGCCCACAGCATACCGCAAATGCCTAAATGTACACCCATAGAATGTAGGAAATGATGTGATATTTCGAGTTCTAACATTTCTCTTCCTCCTTTCCTTTATAGTTAAAGAACAGCCACCCAAATCCTCGTACAGCCATATAATAAGCAAAGCACCATACCATAAGCCACGTACAAGTGCTTCTACCTACCATATCCGCTAACAGCCGTTTGTCGGCTCTAAAGCGTTCTTTCTTACCACCACCCTCATTATACATAGCATCATGCAGCTCACAATACTCTTGGAACATTCCAAAGAATGGCGGACGCAACCCCATAACACCACAGCCATTTACTCCCTTTTTCCAAAACACACCCTTTAGCCTCATTGTCTTCTTTCTCCTTTCTCCTCTTTAAAAGTTCAGCTTGTTAGGGTAACCTTTCGTAAAGTCATACCCTCTCACCTCGTCTACATTCTCTAAAGCTCTCACAGCTCTCTTATGTCCCTCTGTTACTATGTAGCAAGCGTCAGCATATCGTTGTATCTGTGCTAAGATTATCCGCACTTTCTCTATCGCTAAAGTTACCTGCACGCCCTCCACAACAAAGGTTATGTCTTTCTCTCCCAACAGCTCGGCAGCGTCTAAACTAACCATATAGTTTGCTCTCACTTCGGGTGTTACCCATGTATGCAACCCTTTAAAGGTCAAGTCGTTTACGTTACTACTATTAGAATAATCTTCTATCTCGGCTATCTTCCTTGCTTTCTCGGCTTCTATAGGTAGCTCTTCTTTTCTCTGCTCTTCGCCTCTTTGAGAAGAAGTGGCAGAGTGTCGCTCCTCTCGCTTTTTACGTGCCTCCTGCTCTCGTTCTTTCTCTATGCGTTCTGCTTCTTGAATATCTATCTCCGTATATCCCTCTGCATTGTCTAACGTAGATAGCCACACCTCATAGCCGTAGACGTTTCCATTACGCATTATCTTCTTACCCTCTTCGGCTATCAATACTTTACAACCGCTTATCTCTCGTACTTCCATTATATCTTTTCCTTTCTGCTTTTTTTGATGAATATTTCCTTTCTTAGTACTTTGCTATCGTCCAGCCTTTCTTAGCTGCCGCAGCACGCTCCTCATCGCTCAACCTGTCATACACCTTCCTGTCTAACGTTATCACGCACGGCTTTAGTCCTTTCGCTACTCTGTCGTCTGCTCCCTCGCCAAAAGTCCATTTAAGCGATTTAAGTCCCTCTTCGGTTTCTCCCCATTTCGATGTACCGTTTATATGTAGCTCGTCCAGCAAGTCAAAGGTAAGCGGCAGCCATAGCTCTTGCAAGCTATCTACGCCATAGAACATATCACTTGCGTCTTCTACTTTCCTAAAGGTGCTATTTCTGAAATCCAACTTCTTTAGGCTCGAGCAGTTACGAAACATAAAAGAGCCACTCGTTAGCTCCGACAAATCCCAAGAACTTGTGTCTAACGCGTCCAAGCGTGTGCAATAGGAGAACATATACCCTGCATTTTGTAAGCTCTTCATCTGCCAAGAGCTTGTGTCTATATATCTCAAGTATTCGCAGTTCTCGAACATTCCGTTTGCATCTCTCACGTTCTTCATCGTCCACCCATCGAAGTTCACAGACCTTAACGCTTTCCAATTATAAAACATCGCACTCACATCTGTCATCAGCGTGGTGTCCCAACGGCTCAAGTCTAACTCCTTAACATACTCGTTACCACTATTGCTATAAGGGGCAGAGAATCGTTTTAACCTCCCCTTTACGGTATAAGCCCCCATATAATACACTCGGTAAGTAGTACAGGACAAATGGTCTTCCACAGGTGTCCTCTTCACCGTTCCTGTCTTAGTGTCAAACCATATATTATATTGTGGGTCTTTAGGCTCCGCCTCTACCACCTTGCGCACTTCCATTTCCTGTTCGTATTCCTTTTTCCTTAGTGCTGCCAATCGCTCTGCCTCGCCTAACGTGGCGTGTATCTTATCGGTATATTCCTCGCGTTTCTTCTCCGCTTCCACTCTCTGACTCTCATTCTCGGCAACGCTCCTTAACTCACCTAACAAAGACGTAATGTCGCTGAACGTATTATAATATTCCTCTTGCGTACCACCATAGCCATGCTCCTTAGCTAACTTATATGCGTCCGTAAGCACCATAGGCATGTAAGCCTTTATCTCTGCTGCATCAAATCTCGAGTTCTCTCGTACCAACTCTACCACACCCTCTGCAATAGCCACGTGTAACCTCTTGCCATTATCAAAGTTCGCATCTTGGGTTTTTACATACACCTCTACGCGTAGTCTCCCAACATGGAGTTTATGCTTACTTAGGAAGCAGCGTACCTTGTTCTCGTCCGCTAATTCGCATCTGTTCCACACGCCTGCTTTCCTGCCTACGCTATACGTTGCTACCCCTACTTGGAACTTAATCTCGAAGTCGTCCACCTCGCCTATCTTATAAGGCTCATCGCCTGCCATAAGCTCTACCACGACCTCAAAGTCCTCTTTGTAGTTTATCTTCACTATCCCTTTCGCTGTCTGCGGCTCTTCCGCTCCGTTATAACAAATATCACTCATAATTATATCTTTCTTACGCTATGATTAATCTTTATCCTTTAGGTATGGAGGCTTAATAGGGTTTATGGGGGTAGCTCCACCTGTAGCTGGTCCTGTGCTATTGCTTATACCGAAAGCCTCCTCTATATCCTTTATCTTAGAATCTATCTTTGTAAGCCTTTCTTTAATTGCGCCAAGCTCCGTATTATCTCCTTTACCTAACTTCTCCTCTATGAGGGCTATCACATCATTGAAAAGTCCCCCTACACGCCTTGCTGTATTCTCTCCCTCCTTTGTAGCGTTAGCTATAAGATTAGCTTTTGTCTTTAAGTCGTCTATTGTTGCCATCTTTATTCTCCTATTGCATGAATCCTTACCCTTGTACCTCTCACAGGAGCTACATCTTCTTTGCCTCTGCTCCTTATGTACGTGAGGCATGTCTCTAAGTACGTTTCCGCTACTTCCATAGCGTCATTATACATCTTTAGTTTACTCTTATCACTCTCCCTGTTGGCGTAGCTGTCATTATGCTGCATTAACCCTGTCCGAGTGAGCAACCCCCCGTCTACCATAGTCATCTTAGCGTAAACGAAATAAGAAAGGGTTAATCGCAATCCTGCACATCTCTTCAGCCGTCCGTCTTTGTCCGTAAAATCTCCACCATCAAGTAGTATTACGTCCTCGTCCTTTTCCTTTTGAACCTCCTTATAACACGCCAACCCAATAGCAGGAATAATATATATATCTTCACACTCGCGAATAAACGTCAGCACCTCACCTTCATCAATATGCCTTGACGTTGGACGCGCAAGCTCCTTAAACTCCTCTACCGTAATTAAATGTTTATTCTCCATTATATTTATCGTTATTATCTGCAGAAATATACTTCAAAGGCTTTATCGAGAAATCTCGCGGTATCATCTTATCGTACCAATTGTTAAACAACATTGTGAACGCTCGCTCTATGAATCTCTGCTCATTCGTAACCTCCCCTGCATAATATTCGTAAGCGTCTCTCATGACATTACCTGAAAAGCCTAACTTCCCGATACGGATAGAGTAGAATAGCTCTTGATGGAATTGTGAATATATCCTCTCGACTACGCTTGACTCCGTAACCGTAAACTCTTTATCAAAGTTCCTCGTAGGAAACTCGACAACCTTAGGCTCGTCTTCGTCATTCTCCAGCTCCACCATCATTATCTTCGACCCTCCTGGATCGCCTTTGCATTTCCCCATAATCCCC